GCATCTGTTCCGTCTGCTGTTAAAGCTGTTCCAGAAGCTCCTACTGCTCCACTACCTGCTAAAGCGTTCCATAGAGCCTCTTCCACCATGTGGTGAGCAACTGCACTATGTTCTCCGCCTGAGCCTGCACCACCAGATTTAAAAGGTCTGATGTATGTTGAGAAAGACCATTCAGCTGGTGCATAAGAATCGGTAAACATTTGTCTAGCTCTTCTACTTACACCTGATGATGTTGCCATCTCATTTAGTGTTACTTCTGTAACGTTTGTCGCCTGAGAAAAACTAAATCCATCCAACACAGGTATATTATATATTGCACCCGCACTATCTGTTAGATGAACTTTGGTATCCCGACTAAAATAAAATGTATCAGCCATTTTATACTCCTATCTTTCTTTGAAAAGGGGTTGGCGAGACTTTTGTCTGCCTTACCGTTTTCTTAATATTGGACGGTGCAAATCATTTCACCGATTCCAAAAGGTTCTAAAACTCCTTCGTCTGTATCAATGGAGTTTATAGTTGTTTGTATTGTTGATTGAGTGCCTCCTAAGGCATCTGTATAAGTAATTGGATTATTTGTTTCAATTACTGTCTCAACATCTTCAAGTAATTTTTCAAGTGCTGGAACTGCATCATCTTCATTTACATAACAACGAAATGTTAGAGTAAGAAAACGAAACTTAAAATCAGCTCCCTCATATTGTCTAACTTCGCCACCTGCATTTACATGTACTGCAGGAAACTCTGAGATTTCATCCCAAAACTTAAGTCTCGGTTCTACACTTGCAACAGTTGTTTTAAAATTACCTGTTCCATTAATTTGTTCTAATTTGTCTACGAAAGCATTTACAATGGCACTTCTGCGTGTTGTGTAATCTCTTTTTGCCATTATACTCTCCTAGTCTTTATAAATTTTCTGCCCATTATTTGTTGAGCAACTTCTCTTATTGTTTCTCCTATTATCTTTTGAGGATTTCTATCTGGTGTATATAATCTTCCACCAGGCTCAAAGACTTCGTAAGGATTTCTTTGATATGTATAGTCTACTTGCACTCCCCCTCTTGGACCAATCATAGTATTTGTTACTTCTGCAGAATTTCTAAATCTTCCTGTTCTATTTACTAATGCTGGTGCTTGCATCTTTGCAAGTAACATATCAGGCAGAACTTGATTTAATAACTCTTTTAATGCTACAGCTCCTTGATTATTAGCGGCTGTACTAGCCGTTTGTGTCATTCGTCTTCTTGAAGATTTTCGTCTTGTTGAAGACATTGTTTTTGTTGCTAAGACTTTTCCTGCATACTTTATGCCGCCCTTTCCTTTACTTTTTTCTTTTAATCTTTTTGCGTAAGTATTAACTAATTGTTGATTTACTTTTCTTCGCATATCTAGCTTAGTACCATTAAACATTTGCATTATGGCAGCTATAGCTATTTCTTCATACCTTTTTATAGGTGCTTTGGAAGTTTGATATTCTGGATCACTACTTTTCTGTATGAGTCTATCTGCTATCAACTCTAGTATTTTTTCAACATTTGTTGTATCTGCATGTCTC